TTTTATATCTGTAATGTTTCCACCTTTTTTAATATGAGCTATTGCTTTATTAAATTCAGGAGTACCTTCATTAAGCCATTTAAGACTTGAAGTTGCGTGAGTATTTGTTGTATCAGCATCTTTAGTGTCATCAATTAACAATAGGCCATTTAAAGCATACTTTCTAGCATAAGAACTAGAACTACCAAATGACTGAGATATATCCATACCTTTTTTGTTAACATCAATACCAGCTTGAGCTACTGATTCAATTTTACCATCTGTGCCATGTAGTATAGCTCTAGCTTCTACATAACAAATACCTGATGGTGTTTCATTGATTGTGTCTGTTAGAGTTATAGATAACTCATACTTCTTCAACAATGGCTTTACAGATTCCAAGATATCCTCTTGACTTCTGTATCTGTACTTACCAAAACTATTGTATTGGTTTTTGGGTGCTTTTAATTCTGTTTGAATTGCAATTACCTTTTGTTCAAAATTTAATGTTTTTGACATACTGTTTGTTTAAATGCAATATACAACTTTATTTTATATCTACAAATCTTTTAGATATAACCTCACTTGTCAAGTCGTTTACTGCGTGTTTATAATAATTTAATTCTGAGGATTTATACATAACTTTTAATTGTAATTCATTTACATAAAAAGCTAATTCGTTTAACTGACTTATAATAGTATCTATATGTCTTTCACTTATTCTACCCTTTCTTAATTTAAGGATAGTTTCTGACAACAAGACAAACTGGTCATAATAATTAATTTCTAATTCTGTTGGCTTATCTACTATTATGTCTGTTTTCATATAATTCAGTTTTTACTACTTGTTTATATGCTTCAGGACAATCCTTATCACATAATTCGAATATAAAAGTTTCTAACTCTGATATTCTTTGATTGCTTTTGTTTAGCTCATTTACTAGAGCTTCTATTCTGCAATCTTTAAACCTTAAGAGTTCTTCCATTGTTTTGTTCTTTAACTTCTTGTTTGTTGGTTAATAACCAAGATTCTATTTCTTTTCTTTCAAAAAACACTGTTTTACCATTTGGCTTGAAATAAGGGATATGCCCTCCTGATGTTAGCTTATATATATAGGATTTAGAAAATCCAGTATAAATGCTAACTTCTTCCAAATTAAAAACATCTTTTGTTGATAGCAACATAGATTTTAACTTGATTAATTCTTCTAATTGTGTTTGTAATTTAAAGTTTTCCATAATTATTATTTTTAATATTTACACAAATATATAATGAGATAATTATATGTTAAAGAGTTTTAACATAGCTTTAACAGAAAAGGGTAGCCGAAGCTACCCCAATCAACACACAACAATACTAAACAAAACAAACAATTATATCTTTACCAGATATAAAATGCTCTTTCTTTAAGGTCATCAGTATCAAAATAAACATAATCATCACTGACTCCTATTCTATGAACTCCTTGTTGAACTAATCCTCTAACAAGAGTTAATCTTTTCTTAGTACCTACACATCTAATTTTAACAGCTTTACCTACTCTATGAGAATTACTTCTGATTAATTTAATTTTATCTGCATAAGGTTTACTTGTATAAGCTAATATTATGTTTAAGCTTATTCTATATTTCTTTACTATATTGTCTAATATGATAACTGGTTCTCTTTCCATGAACTTATATCCAGAGTTAGGAAGGTCAGGACTATCAAACATATCCCAAGTCAAATACGTTAAACCTTCACAATTATCTATATTCATTATTTATAGTAACTTACTGCAATATAATAATAATATATATAACTACAAAAATAATTATTTATTTTATAAACTTGACTTTATCAAAAAAAAACTGTAACTTTCCCCACTTAATTGAAATATTATATTTCTTTTTTAATAAACAAGTAGAATTGGAATGCAATGGAGTAGAAGAAATTTACTTCTATATATATATTAATTAATAAGTTTTTTTATGTATACAGGATAAGTATGTTCTTAAAGAAACAGCATACTTATTTTTATGTTTTGCTTCGCAAAAGATGTTTATGAGAAGATTATTTCTTAAACTTTTCAGCACTTCTTCCTCCAAAATAAGCACCAATAACAGTAATTAGAACTAATTGAAGTAAATCTATCCAGTTTGCTTTAACTTCAAAAGATATAACACCTGCATCTATAAATACCATAAGAACTGTAGATACAACTAAAAAGATAAGTACTAAAGGTCTAACATTCTTAGACAACCATGAATCACTATTCATATCAGTCTTCCACCTATCTGTTACATTCTTTTGTATGTCAGCTTCTGCTTTTATCCATATCTCTTCCATATCCTTTTCAAACTCTGCTTTTTCTACTTTACTAAAAGTATGTTTGTCTATTATACCAGAAATCTTTTCTGCTATGTTAGAACCTGTTGCTCCAAATAATTTTGATAGTATTTTTCCCATTATTCTATTCTTATATGTATCATTAAAAAAATTAAGTAAATATTCAATTCAGTGTAATCTTGTTCTACAGTAGGGTCATATATAGAAAAACCAAGTAAAGGTCCTGTTGTAAATGTTTCTGCAAATCCTATTTTGTATTTCATACCTACTATGTTTAAGAAGTAACCTACTATGTTTAAGAGTTAGTTATATCTATATATTTAGTTTTACCATTTTCTCTTATTGCTCTAAGACATCTTTTTCTGTTAGAATCTTCATCTACATAACTAACATGAACCCAATCAGGGCTATCATTTGTGCCAAACTCCCAAATAAGTTGGTCAAAGTCGAGATTATCTTTAATGTAATAATACATATAAGCATTACTAACGTGACCATAAATATCGTCAATATCAATAGCACGTCCTTGACAATGTTGGCTTTTACTGCTGCCTCCAATAGCTTTATTAAGTTCTTCACATCTATAAAATGAGTTTATTTTTATTGGTGCATTAACAGCTTCTCTTAAAGGTTCAAATACTTTCTTAGCTACCATCTCCATATTTTGTAAGTGATATTCATTAGGCACATTATCTATACCTAAACGTAAAGCTGTTGCACTTCTAGTAGCTTCTTTGTAGCTTATATGTTTGCTAATTCTATTCATTAGTTAGTACTTGCCCTTCTAGGTCTATTAATTCTATTTATAGTGTTCTGTATTTCTAACCTAGTAGCTTTAATTTGCAAAGATATATCTGCTACATATTGCATTCTAACTCTACCAGATTTATCCATAATAACAATTACAGGTACAGCCATAATTTTATTCTGAACATCTCTAGGCTGGTCTTTTAAGTAACTAAACTTAACAGTAGCACCTGTAATATCACTTAAATCGTAATTATTCTTTTTATTCCATTCTGCATTTATTTGCAGAACTGTTACGTCTTGACTATATACAAAGCCCGCAACCAATACACATATCACACATAATATTAATTTTTTCATTTACTAATTATTTCAAATAACTTATCGTCTATTTTCTTTAACGCATCTGAGTTTTCTTCTACTTTTTTACCAGTATTCATTATTGTCTCTCTTACGAGCTTGTCTTTTAAATCATACTCTGTCCGTGAAATCTCAGGTTCAGGTAGCTTCTTAGCCTCCTCTATGTCTGCTTGTAAGGCAAACCACATTCCTATAAGGGTAGACAACCCCACCCCTATAGCAATAAGTGTCTTTATACTAATTTCAAATTTACTGTCTTCGCTTAATTCTTTGCTCATCTTAATTTTTTTGTTTTTTGAATAGTATATACTATCGTGCAGATTAGAAGTATAATTTTTAACCATACCTCAACCTCAGTTAATGATACTACAAAAGCTATTGAGTTTATAAGGTATATCTTCATATCTGCAAAATCCATAGCGTTATTCTTTATCTTCTTTTATTTCCTCGTAAGAACCATCTTGCAAGTTGATATTTATTTTACCATACTTGTCTTCTAGTTCTTTCTTTACTTTGTTAGATTCTTCTCTAACTTGACTTAAAGCGTGTAATAGATTATGCTTTTGCTCATCTAGTGTGCCTAAATCGTGCTTAATAGCAGAAACTTTCTTTTCTGATTCTAACAATGATTCTAATTCTTCTTTACTAATTTTTGACATTTTATTAAATTTATAGTTATATTACAAATATATTAATTATTTATTTGTGACTTTAAACTTTCTATTTCTGCTTTTAACTCCTGTATAGCTCCTACTAATAATGGCACTAACTTTGATTGGTCGATACCTTGATAATCTGGCACTTCTCTTGTACCCATTACCTTTTCAGATACTAATACTTTTTCAGTCCATTCTTCTTTAGCTTCTGTTACAAGGACTTCTTCAGTATATGCTTCTTTGCCCTCTACAATTATGTTTTTTTCATCATCTAATTCTTCTTCAACAGCAGGATGCTCTATAGTTTCATAAACTGCTTCTTCAGCAGGATGAACAACATTTTCATAAACAGCAGGACTTACTTCGTATTCTTCAGTACGCATACCATCCTTTTCACCACTAATAGCTTCAGGCACTATTTCTTGTACTTCGTGAGCTAAAAACCCATCTACTGTTGTGTCTGCATCTGAAATAAAATTAAATCTACTAGGTTTTAATTGACTTACTCTATCTAAAGCTCCAGTTAATTCTACTACATTTTCTTTTAATCTATAATCAGAAGAAGTAGCATAAGAGGTTGAAGTATTATTATATTTTATATATCCAACAGTTGTGCCTCCATTTTGAAAATCAAAAACATAACTATCACTTGTAGTACTTGCTCTGTTAAATATTTGTTGAACTGTTCCTGCAGTTGCATTAGGTCTAATAGATAAACCATTGCCTCCTGAAGTAGTTGCCTGAACTAAAACATTTCCAGCATTATTTACTATAAGCCTCGAGGTATTGGCGGTATATAATTCAATATCACCTGTTGAAACATTACCAGCTACTATTTTAACAATTCCTCCACCACTACTTGCTTCGTTACCCTGTATATCAATACGACCACCTCTTGCTGAACTTGATGTTGCACCTCCACATAAACTTAATGTTTGATTATCAGAGCCATCATTTGTATTCATTGATATAGTTCTAAAACTATTTGCTGAACCTTCTAAAAGTAAATCACCAAATATTAATTGGTCACCAACAACGTGAAGTTTGTAACTAGGACTAGTCGTTCCAATTCCTACGTTGCCTCCGTTTTGAATCCAAAGTGGAGCTTGTGCTGTGTTTATATTGTATAATCCAAATCCAGCAGTGCCAAAAGTACCATTGAATAAATAAAAACCATTAGCGCCCCCGACTGCCTCCCATCTCATACCATTTTGAGAAGTTCCTCCATCAATAGATATTTTGTTTGCGCCAGTATCAGAAATTACTAATTTTGCATTAGTAGGCGAAGTCGTCCCGATTCCTACGTTTCCTCCTGCTTGTATAGTTAATCTTCTTGTCCAAGTAATAGCTGAACCTGCTGTATCAGACGGAGCATTTTCAAAATTAAATTCTCCATTTGCCATATAAAATTGATTTGCTTCATCAGCAGCTTTACGAACCCAAGCAGTAGCTCCAGAATTTAAATAAGCATTTTGTAACAAATTAGTTACATTTGTACCTGTATTGTTAGATATTAAAGACGTTGTATTACCAATATCTAATGATTCATATCCTGTATAATGTGAATATGGTGTTACTCCAATTCCTACGTTTCCAGAACTGTTTATTAATAACCTTGTAGTTCCACCTGTTGCAAAAGAAACCTCAGACTGACCTAATGCAGCAATTCTATTACCTGCTGTAATATCCATTATAGCTAAAACCTCAGCATTACCACCATTACTTTTAAAAGCATAAGTGTTTCCGTTTCCGTGTGTAGATTTTAATTTTAGAAGGCTTGTGGTTTCTCCATTTCCTGCAACATTAAGTATAGCATCTGTAGTTGCTGATGTACCAATTATTACATTTCCTGCAAAAGTTGAGTTTCCAGAACTGTCTATGGTTAATCTTGCAACTGCTGCTGAACCAAAAGTCATAGAATCAGCAGAATGATTATAATTTACATAACCCCTATATGCTGCATTTCCTGATGTACCATCAGCAAACATAAGATAGTTATTGTCTGATGTAGCATTTGACCTTATTGTAATACCTCCTAAATCAGCTTTTGCTTTTACAACTAAATCTGGCGAAAAATAACTTGAAGGTGATGTTTCATTAATTCCTACGTTTCCTGAACTATCTATACGCATTCTTTCACCCCAAGTACCAGCATTTCTTGTTAAAAAAGCTAAATCTGCTGAACTTGCATTAGAGGGTTGTATAGCTTCAATAGCAGCACCTCCAGTTGTTGAACCTGACCAACCAGTAACATCAAATCTAATACCAACCGTTTCATCATTTGTATTTCCTGTATTTTTTCTTGATAATATTAAATCTGCTACTGGAGTTGTAGAACTATAAGTAGAAGAATCTGTTTTTAGTACAGATACGTTTCCAGAACTGTCTATACGCATTGATTCTGAACCACCTGTATTTAATATCATTGAATCAGTTGCAGTTAAATACATATCTGCACCTGCAATATTTCCTGTTGATAAATCTGCAACACCTGCTAATGATGCGTGTTCATTCCCGTATAATCTAATTCTTGCACCCCTTCCATCACTATCAGCACCACCACCTGCTAAACTTAATTGTGCATTATCTGAACCATCAGAAGTATTTGTAGAAATTACACCACCTCCATCAAATAGTATATTTCCTGCAAAAGTTGCGTTATCTGCAAAAGTTGCACCACTACTTTCTAAAGTCAAAGAAGGAACTCCTTCACCAAGTGTGAACTCGTGTGAACCCCAAGAATTATAACCAAATATATCTCCATCGTGGTCAACACGAATAAAGTTTTTTACACCAGAACCATCTGAAAAGTCTAAATATGCAGCCTCATCTGTCGCACTAGCTATTGTAATACCTCCTTCATCTGGTGCAGTTATTACTAATTCTTTTTTGCTGTAATTATCTGGGTCTGCATTAATACCAACATCACCACCTTGAGAAATGGTTAAAACCTGAGAACTTTCTTGAAAAATACCAAAGTAACCATCATCTTGAGACCTTAAAGAATATGTTAAAGCACCCTCTCCTGCATTGTTTGCTAATGTTACTCTTGGAGTAGTTCCACTTCCTGTTATAGTAAATCTTTTTATAGCATTTATTTCATTGACATCTAATGTAAGTATGTCTCCATAAGGAGAACCTAAATTAAATTTCATTTCTTTAACTATAGTTCCGTCTGTGTTATTAAACACACCAATATTAGCAGTTGTTAAATTTGTATGGTCATTATAAAATTCAATACTACCTAGATTTTGACCGTCACTTAAACTACTATCTACGTTATTTATTCTAATTATCGGAGCAGTTGTTGTTCCTATATTTTCATTACTAATTTCAAATAATGTTTGAGGATTATTTGTACCAATACCAACTTTATGATTACTACCTACTCTAAAATCAGTTTGATTTACTTCAAATGTTTTTGCATTACTATAATAGCCTATTCTAAATAAATTATTATCAGCATATATATAATCAAATTCATTATTTGCCCCCTCACCAACAAAAATATTACTAAGAACCGTTAATTCGTTTTGTATTGTAACATTTTGAGGCAAACCTACTGTTAAGGTTTGATTACTTGCAGAAGTTGATATTTCATTCGTAGTTCCTGCTATAGTGAATGTTTGGCTGTCTAAATCAACCGAACCTGTTCCTGAAGTTCCTGCAAAATCTAAATCCTCTGCAGTTACTTTTGCATCTACATAAGCAGTTGTGGCAACCTTAGTAGAGTTGTCATTTATAGATTGTGTAGTAGCTGTAACCCCATCTGCTAATACAGAAGTTGCAGTTACATTACCTGTTAAATCTCCAGTTACATTACCTGTTACATTTCCTGTTAAGTTACCAGTAAAACTAACCGCAGTAATATCTCCTGAAAAAGTTGCATTATTTGAACTATCAATTCGTAATACTACATTACTAGCAGTAACTAAATCTATAGTATCATTTGCAGAAAATCCAATATAAGTATTTGTGTCGCCAGTATGTCTTATATATGAAGGTATTTGAAGTTCACCTTCAAAATTAGCATTTTGTGAAGTGTCTATCGTTAATGCTAATGTTTCTGCTGTATTAAATATTAAGTCACCTGTAGCTGTAGTTATTTCATTACCACCAGAACTTGTAATAATTCTAAAATCATAATCATCAGAGTTAGGTGCTTTTAAATCTATATAACCACCTGAAGCTCCACCTATTTCTATTCTACCAAAAGCAGAACCTTCAACGCTTATTACATCATCAACATCTAACGTTCCATCAATATCTACATTACCACTAAAAGTTCCTGTAGTACCTGATATTGTTCCTCCTGTAACATTACCCGTCAGATTACCTGTAACATTACCTGTTACGTTTCCTTCTAAAGCAGCAATTAAAGTAGCTTGAGCATATCCTGTTCCACTTGTATTTACTGTTGTAGTAGGTTCAACTTGTAAGTCTTTAAATAATCTGTATTTGCCTGTTAGAGCTTCTCTAAACAATCCTGAGTATAGTGTAGTACCTGAAGGAGTGTATTTGCCATAAAACCCTATATCAACTGCATCTGTAGAAGTATTATTGTTTGCCAATACAATTAAAGGGTCTTTTACTGTTAATGTATCTGTTCCTACTGTTGTAGTACTTCCTTCTACTACTAAGTTTCCAATTACTGTTAGATTGCTACCTATTTTAGCATCTCCAAAAACGTGAAGATTTAATCCTGATTCAGGTGTTACTCCTATTCCTATTTGTGTTGTTGAGAGATATAAAGGAGAATTATTACCAAAACCATCAGTTAATTGTTTAGCACCAACTGTTATATTTCCATTATCAGAAAACTTTACAAGTGATTGGTAAGTATCTTTTATTTTATTTCCTGAAAGTGTAGCCATCTTTATTTAGTTTTTGCAAGAAAGTATCTAATTTAACTACATTACTTTCTTTAGGTTTGTATGTTTTTATCTTTTTGTTTTTCATTAAAGTACCCAAGAATTAAAATTAACATCTTTATCAGGGTACATATCTCCATTAGTAGAGGAAACATATTCTGGATATAAAGTGCTATTATAATCCATGTAATCAACAAATCTTCTAGTATAAAATTCTGCTGTTTCAGTAACTTTAGCTAACATCATTCTCATTTCTTCTAAAGAAATAGTTTCTGAGTTTTCACTTCTATGTTTAAATACACCTCCATTACTAATTTGATACATAGCAAATGGCAAATAAGAACTTTGTGTAAACCAAGTAAGCATAGGTTTTACATAATCGTCTAATAATAGCTTATAATCAGCATTACCAGAGTCATCTATAGTTCCGTTTAATATTAAGGTTTGTAGTTTCTTATAAAGTAATCCTCCTAAATAGTTTTGAATGTGAGTATCTTGAGCTACCTCAATAAACTGTATAAGTTTATCAGCATCTACATTACCATCTATAATAGATTTTCTTTTTAAGTCATTTATTGTTATAAAGAGTGCTTTCTGTGCCATAATTATTTAGTTTTTGGATAAGCACCTCTGTTTGGCATATCTACTGGTCTAACTTCGACTTCTTTAGGGTTGTTTGGTTCCTTAAATCCGTCTTGTACAGCATCTGAAGCTTCAACTTCGGCATTTGGTGTTACTTTCTTTTTATATACTCTTCTTTCCCAGAAATGGTGACAATTTTTACCTCCTTTGAACTTAAAAAGGTTATATTTCTTTTTATTATGTCCTAAATCACTGTTTAATCCTTTAAAAGACATAAGAGTAATGTCTTCTTTTCTGAATACTAAGTTTTTACTTGTAAGAGATTCCATTTGTTTACAGAATACTCTACTTTTATCAGAGTTTCTTACTGGACCATAAGAATATCTTATTTTATACCCAGAATTATCTTGACTTGACCTCTTATTAGGTTTAGCATCATCTTCTGATACGCTTAATTTAGTTAAATCAAACTCTTCATTGTCATTACCTACTGCTTCACTATGTATAAGCTCCCATTCATCAGAAACAACCTCTCCTAGTACTTCTAATTGAGTATATAAGTCCTCTGCACCTTCATCTGATAAATCTAATTCTTCTTGTGAGCTTAACTTCTCTCCTGTTTCCTCTTCTCTCTTAACTTTAGTAGAAATGTTATCTAATTCTGTAAATTCTATTGGTTGTAAAGTGACAAAGTATAAGCTTAAGTATATTTTGTTAAATGCAAGGATTTCATCTAAACCATCTATAATATTTTGTTGAAATGGTCTGATTACTATGTTATCCATAAGGATAGAAGCAGTTCTAAGTTCTTCTGCATTGTTTCCAAACCCTGTATTATCTTTTATACCTAATAATATAGGAGAAACAATACCATGACCAAGCATTATTTTTTCTCTGCTTTCGTCAGCCAAGAACTGATACTGTGCGTGAGCATCTGGCAAGTGAATAGGCTGTAAATCTGCTTGAGTTTCTGTAGACTCATTAAAAGTAAGTATGAATTTACCTGCATTTGAAGAGCCACTAAACTTATCATATATTTTGTGTTCAATAAGCTCTTGAGTTTCTTCATTAGGTACTCCATTGTTAAAGTTTATTAATAAGGAAGGTTGTAATCCATTCTTTATGTTATTTATATGATAGTTACTTACTTCTTCTTCTAACTCTGCATATTGTAAGCAAGATTGATAATCTACTGGAGAATAATAGTAAAATCCTGACCTGTATGGTTTAAATACATATATCTCTATAACTTCTCTTTTAGAGCCATTACCAAAAGAAGGTATTCTTTTAGGTTTATCGCTAGGTTTCATGTCACACCACTTAGGATGATAGTAATAAGCTTCTATTTGACCTTTTTTAGCTTTTTCTGCTCTAAGAGTCTCCATAGGAAAGTGTAAGACCTTCACAATGGCTGTTTTACGCTTGTTATAGACCACTTGAACAGCAGATTGACCTAACATCTTATAATCGTTCACAACACGCCTTAAATCCTTTTGTTTTAAGAGCATTTTCATCTTGGCATACATCTCAGGCTTTATTTCACTGTCTGTAGCTTCTAATCCTCTACCATAAATCATATCTACGATACCATTTATACATCTTGCGTTTGTAGGACTTCCTAAGTATTTATCTATAAGCTCATCAAAGTAGTCGTTGTTCTCTCCATACTGAACCCATTGTTTTCCGTAGACTTCTTTTATTTCTGGTATCTCATAACCAGATAGATTGACTACTCTAATATTTTTGTTTTCCATATTATATTACTATATATTCATCTTCAGAACCAGCACCATATTCAGTGTACTTGTTCTCGTTTAATGTGTGTATTACTTCATCATTTGTTTGAGAAGTTACATAAGCCTTATCTCTATACCATAAATTACCACCTTTACTGAATTGCAAGTAGTAAGCAGTTTCATCTTTTAGTATAGTAGAAGCCAATGATACAGAAACAAAGTTTCCATTGTCAGAAGCTGTAAGGTCTGTTAATGTTTCGCTTTTGTTTGTTCCGTCTTGTGTTATAGTAAGATTTATACTTGACAAAGACGTTTTGTCTCTAGGGATTATATTAATCGTTTGAGAATCTGTATTTGGAAGTAATCTTATCATAATAAGATAACTGAAAAGTATTGATTTTGTTTTATATAGAAAAAGCCCTAATTAAAGGGCTTTATATCTATTATGTTTAAGAGTGTACTATGTTTAAGAGTTTACAACAGTAAATCCAACAGTAGTAGGGTCAGACTCCATAAAGTTAGCTGGAGCTTTTTCCATTCCTGTTAAAGTTAAAGTATATCCACTTAAATCTCCCATAGCACCACCTGTAACAACAGTTCCTCCTGAGACATCCATTCCATGCTCTATACCAGCCAAGAAATAATTTCCATTGTTATCTTTTATAATAACGTGAGGTCTCCCCCAAGAAAGTAATTTTAATTCTTTGTGGTCAGCAACAGATAATTTGTGTAAAGTTAATTCAAGAACTTGCTCAAAAGCAGTTGTTCCATTTTCTCTACTAGACTGAATGTTTTGTGTGAAAGATGAAGTTCCTTTGATGTCATATTCGTATGCAGATGGAGTGCCAGTGATTGATTCTATGGCATCTGTGTTAGTTGTGTCAAACGTAATGTTTGAATATAACGAACTGTCATAATTTACAAAGTAAACTTTATCTAACCCACCAACGCTGTCTTTACAAGGTTCTGTTCTATATAGTGATAAATTACAAGACATATTATTAGTTTTAAAAGTTAGTATTAAAAGGGTGAGTGGTTAAACCCACCCTTTATTTATTATTATTATTAAGCGTTTACTCTGTATACGATATCTCCTCCGATTCCGTATTGAACTCCACTTGTAAACCTCATGATTACTCTTACATTTTGAGAACCATCTAGGTCAGCCATATCAATAACTTTCACTTCGTTGTGGTCAGATAAAAGACCTGTTCCAAAGAATAAGTTAGATTTTTCAGCAGCAACAGCAGTGTCATCAGCTAATCCATTAGCAACAAATAGTTTTACACCATCGAAGCTTAATGAACCATTGTTCCACCATTGAGTTCCTTGAGCATTTACACCATTAGCACCTAATCCAGAAGCACCAAATCCTCCTAGACTTCTTACATAAGCTCTAGCAATGTTTTGAGA